GAGGCTCTTGTAACCGCAAAATATAATCTAGCCTAAGGAGACTGAAACAATGGCAACTGTAACTTCTCTTGCTGGGGGTGCAACCGCTGGTCGTACCGCTGGTTCAGTCCCCTACCTTGTTGATGTCAATATTGATCTTGCTGCTGCTGCCACTGCCAAAGGTAGTGCCCTAGCTGCTGCGGATGTTATTGAGGCAATCGACGTACCTGCTAATACTCTCATTCTCAATGCGGGTATTGAAGTAATTACCGCTGTTGATGGTAGTGCTTCTGCTGACAATGCTTGGGACCTTGGTGTCACTGGTGTTGATGCAGACGTTTTTGTAGACGGTTATGCACTCGATGAAGGCACAGCAGGTGATTATGCTCAAAACGCTGCTGCTTATCAGCCAGTAGTTATCGCAACTGCCGATACTATTGACCTACTGATACAAGCTGCAACTACAGCCCCTGTTTCCGGTGTTGTCCGCGTTTGGGCAGTTCTGATGGACATTGACGGTCGTATCGCGGCTGATGAAGTCAATCGGGACGTTCTAGGTTAAACCTTTTGGGGGCTGCCTAAGGGTGGCCCCCTTACCCTTACTAGGAGCTTTTTGTGGCCTATAACTATCTTGGTCTTGTTAATGACATTAATCGCAGGCTGAATGAGGTAGAACTCACTCAGTCTAATTTTGCATCTGCAATAGGCTACTATGCAGCAGCTAAAGATGCTGTAAACTTTTCACTTGGAAAAATTAACCAAGAACAATTTCAGTGGCCCTTTAACCACAATACACAAGAAGAAACTCTAGTGGTAAATCAGACTAGGTATTCTTTTCCTTCAGATATTAAAACTCCAGATATGAGCACATTCCGTATTAAAAGGGACGATACTCTAAGTAACAAAACAGAAAAACTAAGAGTTATGTCATACGATGAGTACCTTGAACGAGAAGATGAGTATGACGAAGAAACCAACGATACTCCACAATATGTATTCAGAACCCCTGACCTAGCCTACGGACTATTTCCTACTCCAGACAAAGCATACACACTTGTCTATGAGTACTACAGTATTCCACCTGCATTGAGTGCTTACAACGATGTACCTACAGTACCTGAACAGTTTCGTCATATTGTACTAGAAGGTGCTATGTATTACATGTATCAATTCCGTGGAGATACTCAAACTGCACAACTTTCCTACCAAGTGTTTCTAGAAGGTATCAAGGATATGCGGGCCTTGATTACAAACAAATATTCTTATGCAAGGTCAACAGTAATTAACAATGCCTACTAACTGGCAAACATTTCCTATTGAATTTAGGGGGGGTCTTATTTCAAACCAAGGCTCCCTCCAACAAGGTATCCAGAGTGTAGGTTCTGCCACTTTTCTTCAAAACTTTGAAGTTTCTAAAGAAGGTGGTTATAAAAAGATTCTTGGGTACCAAAAGTTTTTGAATGCCACTGTGTCTGGCTCTGGACCTATGCTTGGGGTTAAAGTTGTCAATAACGAAAAAGTAATTGCTGTTCGAAGTAATGGCACAGCCAGCCAATACTATATCAACGGTGCAAGTTCATGGACTTCTCTGGCTACTGCATCTTCCCTAGGAAATAGGGTTAAGTCTGCTGACTTTAATTTTGACGGCAACCATAAAATCTTTTTTGTAGATGGTGTTAATAGCCCTGCTATTTTTAATGACACAACAGACACACTTACATTTCCTTCAGGGTACCCTACAGATGTTGTTGGAGGTACTGAAGTAGAAGTCTTCAAAAATATTATATTTGTTGCAAAGGGTCCGAACCTTGCTTTTTCATCCCCCTATGACCCAGAAGACTTTTCCCCCGCAAACGGTGGTGGAGTAATAAACGTAGGTCACACCATTACTGGGTTAATTGTTTTCCGCGACCAGCTTATTATCTTTTCACCCAATGCTATTCAGCGACTTGTAGGTTCTAGCGTGGCAGATTTCCAGCTTGTACCTATTGCAGAAGCTATTGGTTGTATTGATGGTAACACCATTCAAGAAGTCGGTGGTGACGTAATGTTCCTAGCTGCTGATGGCCTAAGGCTTCTCGGTGCAACAGAACGTATTGGTGACTTTGCCCTTAACGTTGCTTCTGCCCCTATTGAAGAAGATACAAAGTCTTTTATTTCATCCACTACAAACTTTTCTTCTTTGGTCATCCGAGGTAAAGCTCAGTACAGGATTTTTGCATACATTGAAAACCAACAAAACTCTGTTGGCCAAGGTCTTCTGGCAACAAAGTTCTCCGATCAGGGTGCAGCCGATATTCAGTGGGCAAAGAGCCAAGGTATCAGAGCTTATGTAGCTGATGGCAGGTACGTAGAAACCCAAGAAAAAATTGTGTTTGCAAATGATGATGGCTACGTCTATTCTATGGAAACAGGTTCAAGTTTTGATGGAGACTCTATTGAAGCTGTTTATACCTCTCCATTTATGCCTATCAATGACCCACAAATTAGAAAAACCCTATACAAAGCAGCACTCTTTGCAGATATTGAGGGTGTTTTTAACGTAAGTCTTACTCTTAACTATGATTTGTTTCAGGTTAAAAACTTTACCAACATTTCTCCTGCTGCGATAAACCTTACAAATACTACTGGTGCCGTTTTTGTCTATGGTTCTCCTACCGCTGTATATGGAACAGCAACCTATGGAGTACCACTAGATAAAATTTACGAAACCCCTGTGACTGGTTCTGGAAGGACTTTTTCTTTTACACTTAGAGACAACAGTACAAATCCTTCTTATAAATTAGACTCTATGGTTTTTGAATATACAAACAATGACAGGTATTAAAATATGACAGGTTATGTTCGTCAGGATAGTTCTGACAATATTGCAACTGGAAACACTATTGATGCTGCACCTCTAGATGCAGAGTTTGATGCAATTCAAGAGGCTTTTAATGCTTCTACAGGGCACACACATGATGGTGAGACAGGAGAAGGAGCACCAATTCTAGTTATTGGACCTGCACAGGACTTTGTGGCTGATACAAATGCCCTAGCCCCTAAGACAGACTCTACTTATACTCTAGGTACAGCATCTCTTGCATGGTCAGATATCTTTACAGACAGCATTAATCTAGGCGGTACTGCTATCACCGCAACGGCTGTACAGTTAAATGACTTAGGCGATTTTGCAGGAATTTTTACACTTCCTTCTACAGACGGTACAAATGGCCAAGTCTTGGCAACAAATGGCTCTGGCACACTGTCTTTTCAAGACAACCCTGATACTACATATACAGCAGGTACTGGCCTAGACCTTACGTCAACAACATTTAGTCTTGATACCGCAACGTTGACAAGCTTAGACCTTGCTGACACCGCGCTGCAATCAGGAGACAACGTGTCTGCCTTGACCAATGATTCAAACTATGCAACAGAAGATGAGGTTGAAACAGCGACACTAAACGCCCAAACCGGAACATCTTATACCCTTGCATTGTCAGATCGAGGTCAAATTGTGACTATGGATAATGCCAGCGCAAACACTGTAACTGTCCCCACTAATGCAAGTGTAGCTTTTGATACAGGGTCTGTCATTACTGTTATTAGGAAGGGTGCAGGGGTTACAACAATTACAGGAGATACTGGAGTTACTGTCAATGGGGTTTCTGCTGGGTCACTGGATATTTCTCCACAGTATCAAGCTGCCTCTCTCCTAAAAGTAGCTACAGATACTTGGATTGTCTCGGGGGCTATCTAATGTCTTTTAGACCTTTCTTAAGGGGTTCACTTAAAAATTCAGAAACTACTTATATTGGGCATGAAGGTAAAACCTCAGGGGCGATAATTAGTTGGGACTCTCCGGGAGAGTCTTTTAATGTCTTAAGTACAGCTTCTGTTGGAGATTTTGTTGTTATTGCTTTCTCTTTCAGTTCTGACCCCGATTCTGTTTGGTCTTGGGGTGGTATGTCTTTTACACCAATCTATGATGGTACAGGTCAAAATGACCCCGGATACTATGTAGGTTACAAAACCATAGAATCTGGAGACTCTGACCCCTACATAGTTGGCGTTTCTACGGGGGATTGGCAAAATTTAAGTATCGGGGCTTTAGTTTTTTCTGGGGTGAACGAGCTTAAAGGTTCTTCTCAAGATTTGTCAGCTTCTGGGGGAAACAACCCAAATCCTCCACTTCTTAATGCTCGTGGAAAGCTTTTTGTTGCAACAAGCCACGTAAGACTCTCTACCGCCAGTGACGGACTTATAACAGCAGGGCCTTCTGGGTATAGTTCTGGGGTTACTGTTACTGAAAAATCGGGTGCTTTTGGTACTTCTACAGGTCTTTTTTACAAGATTGAAGACTCCGACTCTGAAGACCCCGGCAGTTTTAGTGTAAATGCCTCTTCAAGTAACGAATACTTTGCCAGTACACTAGCCTTTCAGTGAGAAAGAATATGGAATTTAATTCAGAACAAAAGAAAGCACTACTGACTAGGATGGGCTATCAAGGCCCTGCCGATGAAGCCAGTATGCAAAAATTTATGCAGTCTAACCCTGCTGTAGCTGCCAAGATGGGCCAATTTCAGAAAGCTCTTACTCGTGGGTTTAGTCAGGGTGGCACTGTCGTAGGACAGACAGACTTCACAGGGCAACAGATTAGTCTAAACTTTCCTAATAATACAACCATTACAGTTAATCCTGATGGGACTATTACATCCAACAATCCTAATGCTGATGTTTCTTATATTGATCGTATGAAGAGGGAAGCTGCAAAACAGCGTGGGGTCAATTTTGTTCCTAACACTGTAACAAATGACAATGCAGGGCCTACAACTCCAACATACTCCAACCCCGGAGAAACTATGGACTCTGCACCAGAAACAGGAGCCTCTACTGGAAGTATTGATGTAGGTAATGCCGAGCGTATGAATATTATTCAAGCCTTTCAGCAAACTCTACAGAGAAATCCTACTCAGACAGAAATAGACAATTACCTAAACAAAGTTTCTTCAGGCACTGACATTGCGGATGTAATGAACGAAATTGCTAGTTCTGATGAAGCTGTTCAGAACCAGATGAATCTGTTTAACCAACAACAGAATCTTGTGGAAGGTCAAAGAAACTTGGTTACCGGGGCTATGACTGACCCCACTTCTGTCACAACGCAACAAGATGTTGCTACAATTCAAGCAACTCCAGAGAATCAGATTGCTACTGGTACAGGCCAACTACCGCAACAAGCCCCTTCTATTACCCCTACAACTGTAGGGACTCCAGAACTTGCTTCTGCTCCACAGGTTTCTCCTGCTTCTACCTATAATGCAAGTGTTGCAGATGTTGGAAGCTTTCAAGGGGCTAAAGGTTCTGTTACAAAAGGGGTACAGGGTTTTACCCCCCAAGTTGTTCAGGGCAGTCTTTCTGGGGGAGCACAGGCTCAGGGACAGACTATGGCTGCTGGCCGTATACAACAGGCAGAAACACCTAACCTGTCTGTAGGTCAAAGCCAGCTTGCAAAAGCCCAAGGACAAGAAGAAGTAGCCCCACAAGCACAAGCTGCTCAGTCTGCTGGTATTGATCCTGCTGTTGCTGCTCAGGCTACTGTACAACCTGAAGAACTCCCCGAGCCTGCCCAGATTGCAGAGTCTGAAATGGCTCAGGCAGATATTATTTCATCTAACAGTCAACTTTCACAAGATGCTACTGCTGTAGCTGCTAAACTTGATAAGTTTTCCGTAGACAATGAAACTCTTGCCAAAGCTGTAACAGGTGATGTAACTGCTCTAGACACAGTACAAGGTCAGCTTGCAAGTCTAATGAAAGACTTTGATGATGGCACACCTGCATGGGCAGCAGGGGCTATGCGGGCTGCAAATGCTGCTATGCAAGCCAGAGGTCTAGGTGGTAGCTCTATGGCTGCTGCTGCTATTGTACAGGCTTCTATGGAGTCTGCACTGCCTATTGCAAGCCAAGACGCTCAGGCTTTCATGCAGATGAAGCTGACAAACCTTGATCGTCGTCAGCAGGTTGCTCTTGCTAATGCTGCTGCACAGCAAGGTGTTGAACTGGCAAACTTTAATGCAGAGCAACAGGCCGCGCTACAAAACTCTATGAACTCTTTTAACCTGCAACAGCAGGATTTGAGCAATATGCAGCAGGCTATGATTGCAAATGCTCAGATTAAAGCTTCTCTTCAAGGGCAAAATCTTAATAATAGACAACAGTCTAACATGGCTATTGCTGCTCGTTATGCTGAACTGGCTAATATAAATCTTAACAATCGCCAACAGACAGCCTTGCAGAACAACGCCAATGCTATGCAGACTGATCTTGCTAATCTAAGTAATCGTCAACAGGCATACCTAGCAAATGCACAGCTACAGGCTGCACTCCAAGGGCAGCAAATTGATAACCGACAGCAAGCTGCAATGCAGAATGCTGCTAGGTTCTCTGAAGCTGCAAACATTCAATTTAACGCAGATCAACAAACACAACTCCACAATTCTCAGTTGATGGCCACTATTGGTTTGGCTGAACTTAGTTCTCGTCAGGCTGCAACCCTCCAGAACGCTGCTCAAGTGGCTGCAATGGATATTGAGAATGTTCGTGCTCAACAGCAAGCAGCTATTGCAGGCGCTCAGAATGCGACAGAGGCTTCTATACAGAACGCTAGAAACTTCTTGCAGATGGACCTAGCAAATGTTAGCAATGAACAGCAAGCAGCCCTTATAAGCTTCCAGTCCCGTGCTAATGCTATGTTGTCTAATCAAGCAGCAGAAAATGCTGCAAAGCAGTTTAACGCATCTAGTGAAAATCAGGTAAACCAATTTAACGCATCTCTTCAAGAAAACATCAGCCGTTTTAACGCATCTCAGATTAACACGATGAAGATGGCTGATGCAGATACGGAAAACGCTGCCAAACAATTTAATGCAAATCTACAAAACATGAGGGACCAGTTTAACGCACAAAACTCCCTTATTATTGCACAAGCTAATGCTCAGTGGCGTCAGACGATTGACACAACAAACACTGCGGCACAGAATGCGGCTAACCGTGATTCTGCTATGACAGCAAACCAGATGACTGCATCAGCACTAGACCAACTCTGGCAGCGTGAACGAGACCTTATGGCCTTTGCATTCACCGGGAGTGAGAGTGAAAAAGACCGGGATATTCAAATGTTGCTTGCAGATAAAGAGGCTGACCTTGTTAAGTGGCAACAAGATAAACAAGAAGATCAGGCTAAAGGGTATGTACTTACTCGGCTTGCAGGTAATCTACTCTTCGGTTCTGGTGGTGGAGGACTATTCGGATAATGGAATATAAAAAAGCATACAAGTCTCTTGCTGACAGTATTGTCAGTAATGCTACAACACCTAAACCTCGTAGTACAGGTCTTGGTTCTCCAACTAAAAAATTCAGGACTCGCGCGGCTGATCTTCAGTCTAACTATATGGAAATGGTACGTTCTATCTTCCCTGAGGACGAGTATGTAAGAACTCCAGAACCTAAGAAAGAGACAGAGTTAGACCCGACAAAAGGGTTACAAGAACGTTATATTGAGACTGAGGAAGGTAGTTTTGTTCGTCGTCCTCAAGCTCGTGAGGATATTGCACCTGAAGAAATTAAAAATGATCCAGAGTTTCAGAAAGTTTTGGGTCGTTTAAAAGAACGGTTTGGTATCCAAGAGGAAGAACTCTACCGTCTTATTCAAGGAGAGTCCGGCTTTAAATTAGATGCTAAAAATCCTTCAGGTGCTGTTGGTCTCTTCCAGTTTATACCAAAAGTTCTGGCAGAGATGGGTTACACCCCTGAAGATGTTATGGCTATGGAAGCCCCCGAACAGCTACAGGTTTATGAGCAGTATCTTGACAAATGGAATTACAATGGTAAAGTCCCCCTAAGTATTGTTCATGCTGCTCCTGCTTTTGCCGGGGCCAGTGATGATACTGTAGTCTACCGAAGAGGCACCCCTGAATGGGAACAAAACCCCCCTTGGCGACCTGCCGATGGGGGAGATATTACTGTCGCTTCTATTGAAAATTATTACAGGAACAGGAAATGAGAGACGCACCAATTCCCGGAGAATCTTTAACCTCTCCCCCCAAGAATTATCCTTGGGAGAGGCCCCCGGAGATTACTGACCCTGAGCAAGTTATTCAAATGCACCTTATCAGGCTTCAGGACAAGGACCGTATGGAGTCTGTTCTTGACGCATTGGAGTTTGGTGCTATTGATCTTTACAGTCTAGTAAAAGGTCTTATGCGGAGTGCAGTAGCAAATGGTATTCATACTATTGACACAGGACTGATTGCTGCGCCTGTAGTTCATGAATACATCAAGAGGACAGCAGATGCTGTAGGTATTGACTACGATGAAGGTATAGAATCTGAAGAAAGGTCTGAAGTAGAATCTCAAAGGGTTTCTGCTATGGCACAGAAGAAATTGGAAAAAATGAATCTTATGCCAAAGAAAGTCGAAAGGGTTGAAGGGGACTCTAGTGGACCTCTTCTGGAAGAGATTGACAAAAAACCGGAGCCTCTGGTAAGTCGTCCTACTAAGAAGGAAGGTATGTAATGGGTTTTTGGCAAGGTGTAGCACAGGCTGTAGGTGAAATCTCTCAAGAAAATTTTGCTTCTAGGGAAGAAGAAAAGGCCCGTAAGGCTAGGGAAAAAGAGCGGGCAGCAGACAGGGCCTTTAGGACTTCTGAGAGAGAAGCTTCAGAAGCTTCTAGCCGTGCTCTACAGATGGATATGCTCAGAGAGCGTGCTCGTATAAAGCAAGAAGAACTAATAACAACTCTTCGGGCACAACGGTCTGCACAGGAAGTTTTGGCTAAAAATAATACAAACTATGTACAGGCTGTAGCTGAAAGGGTTGCAGACTCTCCTGATGCTGAAAGTTTTATCAACAGCCTTATGAGTAATTCTAATGCTGCACCTGAGCTTTGGGGTAAAATCAATGAGATTGAAGAGCGTCTTGGGCGTCCACTAACTCCTATGGAGATTACTAACAATCTTACGGTCATTAATAATCAAGGCACCCCTCGTGTTGTTGATCTTTCTGGTGGTTCTTTGGAAGAACTTATGATAGAACAATTTATACTGGAGAATGAAACAGAAGCTGATCCTGTTATTGTCGTACAACCTGAGCTACGAGAAAACTATGGGCCAGAAGATATTCGAATGGCGGATCAAGCATTCACTTCAAGGCTTGTAGAAGTAGCAGAAGCAGAAGCTGAAAATCTTCCAGAACTTGAACGTCAGAACCTTATGCAGATGGTTAGTGAGGCTGTTGATGGTAACGAGGTTATCCAGAGGCGTCTAGCACGACTGTATGGACTACAGGTTGCAAATTCTCTGCAACAAGAGATGCAAGACAACCCAATCCTTCGTCCAGCAGAGCGTTCCCCTACTTACGGTAAATTCTTTACGGAATACAATCAACTTATTAATCTTTTCAACTCCCCCGAACTAGACCCAGACCTTCGTGAACGACTTGCAGAAAAGTATCCTTGGCTACAATGAATGTAAATGAATTAGCAGAAAAATTCTTGAGTGACACTCAGCCAGACTTTCTAACACCTCCACCTTCTCAGGGGGTATCAGATGTTAACCGAATGGCTGAAAAGTTTCTTGAGGGACCTTCAACAGGAAAACCCTCTGTAACCCCCCTTGTCACATTTGATGGGGAGGGTCGTCCTGTTCTTTCTGAAACAGGGTACACACAGAATGACCTTGTGCAGGATAGGTTTTACAAGGTAATTGAAGATTACATGACTACTCGTTTTGGTAGTCAATCTGTGGAAGATGAAAGAGAAGAAGTTGTAAATAAGTTCCTTAACAACATGAGGGGTTTTGCAGGTGGCAATTCTGTTCGTGCTGTCAGTGAGATATCTTTTCTTAACTCTGCGGATAATGAAGAAGAAACACAAGCTGCTGCAAAAGCTTATGCTCTTTACGAAGGTATGGAGGGTTTTTTTGGAAATGTTTCCGGTAAAGAGCGTTTTGAAATAGCTAAAGACTTTATCGGTTCTGCTGTTCTTGATCCTGTAAACCTTATGAGCCTTGGCATAGGCAAAGTGGCAAGTTCGGGGGGACTTAGGCTTGCAACTCAAACTGCACAAGCAGCAGCCCGTAAAACTTTTGCACAGAGAATAGCTGCGGGGGCAACTAGGCAAGAAGCCCTAGAAGTTGCTGGTAGGGTCATGGCGGCTCAAGCTCGTCAAGAGGGTGTAAGTCAGTCTCAGGGTATCGCTACTCGACAAGCTATCCGCGAGGCTGCCACAAGCTCTGTAAGGAACCGTCTACTTAATTCCAGTGCGCTCAGGGAGATTGCTGCTGTAGGGGCATTTGATGGGGCTGCTTCGGCAGCAACTGACTACCTGTATCAGGATGCGATGCTTAGGACCAAGGTACAGGAAGAGTACAGCGAAGTGCAGACTGGTATTGCTGCTCTCGCCAGTGTTGTCATGATGGGTGCTGTAGCAGGTATAGGTCAGTTCCGGGTACGGTCAGGGATGACTGGCCCAGACCAACTAAAGTTTGACCCGGAGGGTGTAGACCTTTCCGAAATGAGTAACAGTATTCGTCGTTATCTAGATTCTTTGAATGAAGGTAATCCAAACCTTCCTGAAGGTGCTCCACCAAAAACAATTACATCTAGCACGGGTATCGAACTGGAAGCTGCTGACTCTAAATTCTTTACAACAATGGTACTCGGTAATGACGAGATGGGTATCAAGGGTTTGTCACAACTGCTTGAAGAGCAGGGCTATGGTTGGGTGAAAAGAGATGCTGATGACAGGATCACCTTTTTCCTAGCTGATGTTATTGCCAATGCAGACCCTCAAGATTTTTCCAAGGTACTTAAAGATTACACAGAGTATACAGGGATTCAAATTAAAGAACTGGAGAGTGTAACACCAGAACGATTTGCTCAAGTCTTTCGGGATAAACTATCTAATGAAGCAGGGTTGATGCAGGCTCTTGGCACTGCCGCAAAGAGGCTCGGACTTGATAGTGCAGAGAAAGTCACCCTAGAAGATTATCTGGAGTTCTCTATCACTGGCAGAGCGCCTCAGAGGGGCCTTACAGCTTCGGAGAGGGCTGCTCGTAGGGGTACAGGCATCCTACAAAGGCTTGGCATCCCAGAGGGCACAGTATCAGCCGTACAGAACCGTCTTATCCGTCTCTTGGTTTCTAACCTCTCTACCACCAGTCTTAACGTCACAGGCTTTGCTGCTGCGTCTACAATGAACACTATCTCTGATGTTTCTATTGGTGTACTTAATGCGGGGGGAAAGACACTCCAATCTTTTGTCGGTAAGAGCACTCTGGCCGATGCTGGAAAAGAAATTACTGATGCTTTAGCAACCACACAGTTCAAACTTGCCAATACATTAGACCCCGGAACAACCCTAGATATGTTCAAGCAGTATGCCCTGAGGAGGCCGCAACCAGTACGGGAGCTTATGAGAGTTCTTCCGGGTGGTGTCGAAAACATAGAAAAGATTACAGATGCTTTTGACCCCAATGCAACTGTCCTAGGAGAAGTTTCTGACAGGTTTATTGATGTTGTCCAAAGTTTTAACCTTGTTACTGCTCAGGATTCCTATACAAAATCAATAGAGTTTTTAACCCAAATGGATAAGCGACTCCGTAGGCAATACGGTATGGGTTATACAGAGTTTTTCCAGAGTCCAGACTACAAACTAGAAATGGCTTCTAGGGAATTTAAACTCTTGGAAGCTGCTGCTGTTGATGACACTCTTAGTACCATTTTTTCAAAAAGCTACAAAGACCCCGGAACACCCCTAGGGGAACTTGCAGGCTTTATTGAAGATGCTAGGAACCTTCCCGGGATTGGTATGCTTGTTCCTTTTGGTCGTTTTTTCAATAACACTATTGCTTTTATGGCAGACAACTCTGGGCTGTCCCTTATAGGGAGAGTCTTTAAAGAACCTAAGGCAAGTACCTACACAAATAAAGAATTGTTTGTAAGGGGGGCTGTTTCTATTACTGCGGTCTATGCTATGGCACAGAGGGAGTACGAATTTATAGACAAGGGACTTGCTTGGGCAGAAGAGTTTTCTTTTACAAACACCGGCTCTGTCATTGATGAAACCTATGAGTTTCCTTATGCTGCATACAAAGCTGCTGCAAGGATTCTTGCACACCATATGAGAGGGGAAGAGCTTCCCGGTGAACTTGCAAAGGAAGTTACTGATACTTTCCTAGGTCAATTTACTCGTAACCTAGATGCTTCAGGTCAGAGTGCCATTGACATGGTAGAGACATTCCTCTCCGCAGATGGTAAAGAGATTATGGATGTTTTTCAGGGTGTTGTAGGTAAAATTGCTTCTCAGTCTATCTCTGCTGGTACCAGATTTATTGACCCTGTGAACACTGCTGTTGGTCTTGCGATGGGTGATGACTATGTTAACCCTGACCTGAAACAGGGAGCTACTGTGGTTAGGGAAGCTACTCGCTACATGAACCATATCATTCAAGCTTTTGGCGGTGAGTATGAAGAAAAAATGTCTCCCACAGAAGGTCGTATACAATCTCCAGCAGGTCGTTATGTAGGTACAGTAAGGGAAGTGGAGATGACAGACCTTAACCGTGTCTACAACATGATGGGTATTCCACCCTACAAGGCTGGTTCTATGGTTCAGGATGCACCTACAAAAAATAGGTATGCAGAACTTTTTGATCTACTAAACCAATCTACTGCTACCGCACTCCTGAACAACCCTAAGTTCATGGAGGGGGACCAAGAGTACCGTAAGTTCATCTGGTCAGACTTCATGGAAAAGAATAGACGTCGTGTCAAAGAATACATGGCTGCTGGGTATGACACAAATGATCTAAAAAGTCGTATTATTCTTGAGGTGGACGATAATTCCACAGAAAAAGAGTTGTCAAAGGCTCAGGAGAAGCTTGGTCTAGAAGGAGACCTTAGTGACCTTAGTTATGAAAGCTTGAACACACTCTTGCAATACCTTAAGTTTAGAGGTGAGTTCCTTAAGGGAGACGCCTTTAAATAAGAAAGGGGAGCCTTAAGCCCCCCTCACTCTAAAAACTTATCTGCAACCTCAAAGGACTCTCTTTTTAGGTCATCCCAATCAACCGGCCCCTGACTCCTAGCAAGTATACCTGCCATAGCTTGTCCTGCAAGGTATATCCTAGAGGTCAGGGGTTCTGATTTTGGTGGAGGTCCCTTTCTCCTTCGTGTATACTCCCTAGCTTCCTGCTCTAGACTTTTCTTTGGCAATTACTTTCTCCAAGTTTTGGAAGTAGGCATTGTTATAACCTCGTTCCCACTCTTTGTATTTATAGGAATCTGTAGGGTAGGGGTTAGTTTTGTTACCCTTAAAACCTGTGATACCTTCGTAGTATGCTTTCATATTTTTTCTCCAAGCTCTCTCATGCAGTTGTTAAACCCGAGGTCTTTTATCTCTTGAGGAGATTTGTCAGCATGTACAATATAGACAAAAGCAGTTACTTCATAAGCAAGTTGTACAGGTGTCCTCAGGGAGGCTAAATATTGCATTGCAAATTCTGGTGGTAACTGTTTGTCGCGTGCTTCTGCTACAATCTCCATGATAACAGATATAGTATCACAGGCTTCTTCTGTCAACTCTTCTGCAAATACTGGTTCTACTGCGCAAGATGATAGTAGTGAGACTGCTACTAAGCTTCTAAACTTTCCTTTAGCCACTTTAGGTATACCTCCGCTTTTTTAATATCTTCGATACCGTTCTTGTACTTGTACCTCCAAAGGTATTTCATTACG